CTGCTGACAGCGATGCTCCAAATCTTGCATTCCAGCCTGACGCAAGAGCAGGAATAACCGGAACATTGCTCGGGATACCAGTACTGTTCTCAGACTTCAATCCGGCACTTGGAACAAAAGGCGATTTGCTGCTTGCTAACTTCTCTTACTATCTGATAAAGGACGGTTACGGAATAGCAATTGACGCATCGCCGCATGTTTACTTTATAAACAACAAAACTGTTATCAAGGCTTTTTGGAACGTTGACGGCAAGCCTTGGCTGACCAAACCTATAACACTTAGGGATGGCTCAACCAAAGTAAGCCCATTTGTTGCATTAGACGTACCCGCAACTTCCAGTTAGTAGATAGTTCATTATTTGTCAGGGGTGGAGTAATTCACCCCTGTTTTAAAAAGGTGATTTTATGAAATTTTATGCAAAAAATGAATTTATCTATAAGGGCGTAAGAAAGCTGAAAGGCGATGTAATAGACATCCCGTCAACCATGATTGGCAGTCTTAAAAAAATGGATGTTCTGGGCGAACCGGTAAAGCAGGCTGGTTCTGATATAACGCAAAAAGCAGTTATAAAACCAAAAGAAACAAGGAAGAGGCGCAAATGAACTTAAAGCTAATAACCGCAGCCACAACTGAACCGATAAGCCTTACAGAAGCAAAAGCTCATTTAAGGGTAACTTCAACTGATGAAGATACGCTGATAGGTGCAATTATAAAAGCTGCAAGGCAAAGTGCAGAAAGCATGACAAGGCGTTCTCTTGCCTCACAGGTATTTGAAATAGCTCTTGATGATTTTCCTGAAGAAGAAATTATACTTCCCATGCCTCCGGTTGAAAGTATTACAAGCATTAAATACAAAAATAGCGATGGTGTGGAAACTACGTGGGACTCAGCCAAATATGTATTTTACAACAGCGAGCCTGCAAAAATAATCCCTGCTTATGGGGAAGTATTTCCCTCATTTACGCCTTATCCGGCTGGTGCGGTAAAGGTCAGATTTATTGCAGGATATAAGACAAGTGGGGCAGATGTAAGCTTGGTAATGCCGGAAGCCATAAAACAGGCGCTGCTTCTTTTAATCGGCAGTTTTTACGAAAACAGGGAAGATCTGCTTTCAAAAGGGCATATTCCAAAAAGCCTGCCATTTGGCGTTGACGCATTGTTATACCCTTATAGGATTTGGGGCTGGTAATGGAAGCAGGAGCATTAAGACACAAAGTAATAATTCAACAGCCGGCAGAGGTAACTAACAGCCTTGGGGAAATAACTGTATCATGGTCGACTTTTGCAATTGTCTGGGCTGAAATTCTGCCGCTTTCTGGCAGGGAATACTGGAGTTCAAAACAGGTGAACAGCGAGGTTACCGGAAAAATAAGGATACGCTATAAATCAGGAATTACTCCAAAAATGAGGGTAAAATACGGAACCCGCATTTTTAATATTGAAGCAATAATGAGTTATCTGGAAAAAAACATTGAAATAATCCTGCTTGTAAAAGAGGTGTTGTAATGGCTTATTCGATAAAAATTGAGGGCGTTGAAGAAGTAAGGCTTGTAATCGATAAAATCGGCAAGGAGATAAAAGACAAGTTACAGCCTGCACTTCATAAAGGAGCTGAAATCGTTGCACAGAAAGCAACCTCAAATATAGAAAGAAAGACAAAACCCAAAACAGGCAGGCTTTCACGTTCAATGGTTGTAAAAGATATGCCATATAACGATTTTATGCCACTTGTTGCAATTGCAGCAGTTGACAGAAAAGTAGCTCCCCATGCACATCTTATCGAATTTGGCACAACAAAAATGAGTGCAAGATCTTTCCTACGTCCTGCATACCAGTCATCCCAAAAAGAGGTTAAGGAACTGGTAGAGAATGCAATAAGTGAAGTAGTAAATAAGGCAGGTTTGAAATGATAGAAGAAGCACTAAGAAGCAAGCTACTTTCAAATACGACACTTGCGGGGCTTGTATCAGACAGGATTTATATTCTAAAACTTCCCCAGAATCCGGTATATCCGGCAGTAACATTTTTTAAGATTACGGGACAGCGGCATTCTGATTTGGATGTTGCGTATCCTTATTTTCAGTTTGACAGCTGGGCGACTACTTACGCAGGTGCAAGGGAAGTTGCAAACCTGATAAGGACAACGCTTATTCGTGAAAAGGGGACATGGGGAAGCATAAAGATAATCAACGCAGTTTTTATAAATGAATTTGACCTGTATGAAGATGATACAGGGATTTTTCATATCGTTTCAGAATTCAAAATAATCTATAAAGGAGAATAAATATGTGTGCACAAACAGCAGTGCAGAATGCACAATCAGTACAGTTCGGGTCAGGGAAGCTTGAATATTCCAAAGACAGCGGGACTTCATGGATTGACCTTGGCGCAATGAGAAATATCAGGTTTACCGAAAGTTGGGAAGAGGTAGAAGTCAAGTCAGATAATGCCGGGACATTAAAGCAGGGAATTAAAAACCAGATAGCAACTATAGCTGGCGATTTAATGGAAATTGACCTTGAGAAGTTATCTGATTTAAGAGGCGGACTTGATACCTTTTCAGAAAGTACCGGAGTATCAAAGACCTTAAAGAGCGGCGGGAAAACAAGCCAGACAGCTATTCAGGTTAAAGTTACAAACGAGGACGAATACGGAAACATATTCAGGGTAACACTTTATAAGGTTACTTCCATTAAAGGGGTAGAAATACCTTTTAACTCTGATGAAGCTGATGATCCGAACATGATACCGATTGAGCTTAAAGGCGTTAAGGACGTATCAAGGACAATAGGAGACCAGTTATTTGAAATCTATTCAGAGCAGGATGACGAAATAAGCTCATAGGAGAATTATGGAAAACAAGATTTTTAAAGATTTCGACAAAATACTGCCTCCCCAGAGAATAGCCAAACTATCGGGACGGGAAATTGACGTTTCAAAAATACCGTCCCGCATATCGCTTGAGATTGCACAATTCAGGGATAATTTTCTCAAAATGAATAGTGAGACCATGCAAAAAAGAAGCCTTGAAATCGTTGCAAAAATATGTCAGGTAACAGATCCTGATATTACTCCGGAATGGCTTCTTGACAATACCCACTTTGAACAGCTCACCGATTTTATGGATTTTGTTTTAGAGCCCATAAACAGACCAGTCGGGGACAAGGATAAAAAAAAAGCCAGTCAAGAGAAATAGAGCTTGGCAGGATAATAAGCCAACTGATTTTTATGACAGGATACAGCCTTGATTATATTCTGGACTGCCTATCCCTTGAACAGCTGGTAATGCTTTACGATTATGGAATTGAATTTGAGAACACCAAGGCGGTAATGCTTGTCAATACGATAGCAGAAGCATTATCGGGGAAACACAAAAAGCCTTCCAAAAACAATGCAGACCATATTCCAGAAAAGCCTAACTTGAAGAAGTTTGGAAAATTATACGGAGATAAAATCAAAAGACCTAATAAGGATAAAAAATGAGCGTAATTGGACGCCTTGTTGTAAGCATAGTCGGAAATAATACCGAACTTAAAAAATCACTTCAGGATACCGACAAACTGCTTTCAAAACAGACTAAAAATATAAATTATATAGCTGACCAGATGGGCAAAGCTGGCAAGATTATGACGCTTGGGGTTACATTGCCGATTATGGGAATTGGCGTTGCTTTTGGCAAAATGGCAATGGAAGCCGTTGAAAGCGAAAGCCTATTTGAAGTGTCAATGGGTAGTATGGCTGATTCTGCCCGAAAATGGAGTGAACAGTTATCTGACAGTCTTGGACTGAACCAATATGAACTAAGAAAGACTGCAGGCGTTTTCAATGTAATGTTTGACAGTATGGGGCTTGCCGAAGAGGCATCTTATAATATGTCAACATCGCTTACTGAACTTGCCTATGATATGGCATCCTTTTATAACTTAAACACAGAGGATGCAATCCAAAAACTGCAAGCTGGTATAACCGGAGAAGCCGAACCTTTAAAAAGGCTTGGAATAATAATCAATGAAACCACAGTATATCAGACTGCTTTAAGAGAGGGCATCATTCAAACCGGCGAGCAGATGACTGAACAGGAAAAAGTTCAGGCTCGTTACCGTACCATAATGGACCAGACAGCCAAAGCCCAGGGAGATTTGGCAAGAACTATTGAAAGTCCTGCAAACCAGCTTCGTGTTTTAAAAGATCAGGTTAAGGAAACAGCGATAAGTTTTGGAGAATTATTACTTCCTGCTATGTCTAGTATGCTTGGTGTGGCTAATGACATGGTATCTAAATTTAAAGACATGGATGACCCCACAAAGAAGTTAATTACCAATATGGCATTAATTGTAGCTGGCGCAGGTCCTGCTTTATTGGCTCTAAGCAGTATGACTAAAGCGGTTACTAATTTAAGGACTGCTTTTGTTCTTTTAAAAACTATTGGATTTGCGAAAGTTTTGGGAACTGCAGGTACTATTGGTTTAATAGGAGGAGGAATTGCAGGAGTAACAGCTCTTGTATGGGAGGGCGTTACTGCGTGGAAAGCATATCAAGTCTGGACTAAAAACGCACTTAATGATTTATCGGAATCAGAACAGTATTTGAGGATGGCATTTTTTAAATCAGGTGTTCAAGATATGGGACTTTCTAATCTTTCTAGTGCCAATGTTGGAAAATATAAAGAAGAATTTAGAGGACTGCTTGAAGATTTGGTAGCTCTGTCTGACAAATATCCCGAACTTTCAAAAGAAATAATCCAAGTATCAAACGATTTAAAAAACGGAACGATAAATACAGCTGAAGCAAGAATTGAATTGCTAAACTTGAAAGGTGCTTATTCTGAAACAGGTCAGTCTTTTGAACAGCTTACAAATAGATTAGACGCAGCCGACAAGGGCATGAATGATTATGCAAAAACAACCGATGAAGCGACAATGTCGATTGAAGAACAAAAGCAGGCAGTCGATGAATTAAGAGATGAATTTAACAAACTCTTAGGTGATATTTTCGGACACATTACAACTTATAACGACTTTGAGGAAGCAAACATTGCAGTAAAGGAAGCTGAAAAAGCACTTGCCGAAGCCATAAAAGAACACGGCGAACAGTCAGACGAGGCGACAAGGGCACAAAATGACTTAGATGATGCAATGATTGGCAGCATCCAGACCGCTTTTGAGTTATCTACATCCATTGAGGCTACCGCCAAACAGCAGGAAGAAGCACGCAAAAAAGCAGTAGAGCTTGGACTTGAATTTATAAATACCGGTCAAATAGGCGTTGAACAATTCTGGAAAATGGCGTCAGAATTTGGTTTAAGTGCAGCAGAAATCATCAGGCTTGCTGGTGAAATGGGAATAGAAATCGATGAAGCTACCAGAGACAGGATGACAGTTCTTGACATAGATGACGCCGTTGCAAGGGCTGAAATAAATGAGTATATAAAACTAATTGCAAACATACCAGCCAGCGTTCAGACAAGAGTTGAGGCAAGAGCCAATATAATCTGGAGTAATAGTGAGGGCAATGCTGACGGCGGAGTAATCGGTTATGCAAACGGCGGCATAGCAAACAAGGTTTTATCCGCTTCATCGGGAATGATTACCCCATCTTATGATAATGGCGGAATATTGTCTTTACTTCATAAAAACGAAGTGGTCCTTAATTCAAAACAGACTCGTAACTTAGCCGAACTTATATTCGGGCTTGCCAATACAAGATTTGCAGACAGTCAGGAATACGGCAATACTGGACAGCCCTTAATCATTAAAAACGTAATAGAGCTTGACGGAAGCATTATCTATGAAAAAACAGAAGAACATTTATACAGAAGCCAAAGGCTTAAACAGATCGGGGCAGGTATAAGATGACACTAACAAGCATGGATTTTTCTCTTGACGGAGTAAACGCTTCAACCAAAAATTTTGAAACACATAATATTTATATCCCGCCACTACCGGAAATAGAAGAAGCTAAAATATCTATTCCAAAAATACAGGGGGAAATTGAAACAAACGAAAAGTTTTTAAGAAAGCCGATAAGGATAAAAGGCACTTTGAGGGGAACATCTTATTCTAATCTGCTTTCAAATATAGCTACATTTTCAGCATATCTTGGGGGAAGTCTGCCGAAAGAGTTTATCCGGTATGGGCTTACTGACAGGTATTACCTTGTAAAATGCAAGTCAATTCCAGAGCCTGAAATAGATGTTAATTTTGCCACATATGAATTTACGCTTAACTGTGCCGACCCTTTTGCATACGACACCACAGCCACTACATCAGATGAAACCATAACATCATCCGGCACTACATATGTCGTTGCAAACGCAGGGCATACGTACGCATT